GACAACTGCGAGTGACTACGTTAACAGTTGGACTCTGTTCTTACGTTTACTATGCCCATCCGTATTACTATATTTACTAGAAATAACTACTCAATTATTACAGAATGCATTACGCTACCTACATTGGTATTACTGGATGAAACTATCAGTGATCGTTGAACTGTATTCAATAAAGGTAGGAGATAATCAGCTTCGCCATTAGGAAATCGCCCATATGCCAACGCTCCATAGTATAAATCACTTTTACTAACCATGATTTGAGAAATGGATGGTGCATTGTCATATTTGCGGGTAACCAAATCATCGTATTGTTCAGGGGTGAGAGTAGCAACTGGTGCATAACTTCCTAGTGATAAATTTATCTGGTTATACCCATCTACATTAGTAACATGTTTTGAACCTATTGAATGGGCAACGACTGCATCAGGACTCACCTCATCACAAACATAAACACTGAAAACTAGACAAGAATCCTTTTTAACAGATCCAATAACAGTTTTTATATCATCGTATAGTTTTTTATTACTGTTATACGTCATAAATAAAGAATTATAAACAATAACACTACATGGACTAGCAAGCATATTAACAACATCACCATAACTTACATTCATCACTTGGACTTGAACATTACGTTGTGGGTTTTTCAATCTAGGATCAGTATCATATCCAATATATTCAAACCGCTCACGTCTAGCAAATATGACACCATGGAAATTTCGGCAACCTATATCTCTAATACATGCACCAAATTGATTGTCAGTTTTATCCATTATGTCAGAATGAACGTTAGATAACTGGTATCGTTGAGCATTAGTAAATGATGTGATTGGTGATATACCTTCTATTTTAATAAAATCAGCTTTAATGGTTCCATTCAACTTAAGAGTAGAGTGTAGTAAATTAGAATATTGATAGAAAATTGGATCACGTGCAAAGAGAGACAATCTGTCAAGAGAAGTGATACCATAGACGAGTCCGCTCTTCGTATTACTAAGATCACGTCCGAATCTACCAATCTTAGTAAACCCACAAAAAGTACTCACATATGATATCAAATCCTGTATATTCTCTTCGTCAGCATAGTATGCCATAAGAGCACAACTTAAGGCGTCAGGGTGTCCACCCATAATTTTTGTATGTTGCAAACAATCTACTTGATGGAGGGGTTTCCATGAATCACCAATAAGTGAATTGATAGACATGATAACTCTAGCCTTATCCATCGTCATGACCATATCTTTAGGTAGTTTTTTCCAGAACACGATAAATACTTCAATACTACCAGGCCGACTCCCAACACTTTTTACGAGACGGTACTTACAATTTGGAATATCACATAAAGCTTTTATAACTTTGGATAAACAATATTCTATCTTGAATATCCCCATAACTGACGTCATGTGGTAGATATTGGTGAAAAGAGTAACAGCGTGTTGTGTGCAAGCGTCAACATCTATACCAGTTGTAATTGCTAAATCCATGTCTGATATGACATAATCGACCGAATCCATGCCCAAAGGTGAATTTATGTCTGAACGATAACATCGTCCTCTCGCATCTGCCCCTATACCGAATACTCGCCAGGCGTTGCGTGAAACGTTCTGAAAAATGTGTACATTAGGCTCAGTTATGGCTCCCATGAATCCGACACTAACACGATCAGTCAGGATAGTTTGTCTTGGCATAACAGCGTATTTCCAAAATAAAGCATACAATTTAAACGTTGAATTATTAACTTGATTGAATTTCTCAGAAAGGAGGTCTGAACCAGTAACGTCTAAGACCCCATTGTCAAACCTATAATTAGGTACAAAATCATAGACATATCCACTATAGAATAATCGATCAATAGGACTCATTACTGTATTAAACGTTTGGTTTAAATATTTTTGAGCGATATTTTCAGGTTTCACATTTTCTTCAAATGTGTCACGACAAGCTTTAGTTATACCATAGTTTGTTCTAAAATTTGAAAAGACTTTCTCATCAGTATCAACCACCACCCTTGAATCCGCAAAATCAAAATCAATAACACAGTCGTAATGAAATTTATCATACATGTAATTAGTTCGTACATTGTCAAGATTCATTTGACAATTGTAAAAAGCAGGAGGAAATAGTTTAGTAATTTTATCAGTATATGAATATTCAGTGATGGTAATAGGTTCAACAGTTGGTACATCAATATCCTGAACATTATTGAGAGTCACATCAGGATCGTCAACTTCAAACACTTCACTATATAGTGTAGTTATAAAGTTATATTTACCAGCCACCTTTTCCAAAAGTTTATACATAGAAGAATACACAAAAGGACGAGAGTCATTAACTAAATCTAAAAAGCGTGGGATAGCAATTCTTTGATATATCATTTTCATCATGTCCATGAACGTAAAAATTTCAGTCGGTACATTAACAATATTAGAAAAAATCATTGGTATACCGAATAAACATTGAGGGTTAAACTTAAAAGTATTACATATGTAATCCATTGCTCGTTTATTCAATAATAAGCCGTAAAAACCACGTCTATCACTATTCACTATTCCAGATGAGTTTTGAAACCTATGCTGTGCTTGATACGTACGATATAAACAGTAACAGTAGTATTTTAAGAGAGAAATTGCATTATTAAATACGTGAATATGTGATACGTTGAAAGTATGAAAAACGTGCATAACAGCGAACTTATTGCATAATGACTTGTTCCACATTTGTTTTATTTGCTGAGTATTTACGTTACCATGGAACCACCAAATATCATACGATATCCCATAACGAATATCATTATGATAGGCTTCCATGTTCGATGATTTAATCATAGTACGGTCATCTGAATTAACTTTCGTTATAATAAATTGTTTAGACGTTAGACGTATTGTATTAAACATTGGATCTAATAAACCGTCTGGTTCGTTGTGACAAGGCCGAAAAGATGTCCATTTTTCCAAATTAAAACAAGTCATATTCAATTTTCCACTGAAGATTAGACTAACATTGTAAAAGAAACAAAAAAGATTTATATACTCGTTTAACTTATCTGAACTGCGCGGTAAATAACTAAGGATTGCGTTCCTGACAAACGTTGATAAGAAACACATTCTAATAGAGATATCTGAATTACACATTTTAAGCGGCACAAAGCATTCGACACCATTCTTGAATTGATACAAATTCATTTTCTTACCAGTAGGATCAAGTCTTGGGGCGGTTATCTCTTTTGCTTGGTATATTGGATCATTGAGAATATCTACATTGTGTACATTAAGATAGTATGTTGTTAAATCCTTGATTGTACAGAAAAGGTATGTATAAATACCATCATACTTTACGATATAATCTTCGTTTGGTTTAGTTATTATCCTTAAAACATTCCCATTCTTTAATCTGTCTATAAAATCTCCTACCGTTAAATGCAAATCTGATCTTGAGTCATCTATTTTACCTATGAATGGATACAAAATTGGTTTATATTCTGTCATGTTTATTGAGCAGTATTTCTATTATATTCAAATACGAAGGCATTAAGTAATCTTATATAATAGTCACTACAAACT